GGATTTTCCCAGTGAGGCTCCCTGCGCGCGCACTACCGCGTCGCCGTAGTCGGACAGGAGGTTGAACACCACCTGCACCGGTTCGCCGTTCAGCGCTTTCGCCTGTTTGTCGCCAGCGAAGGCGCTTAGAATGCGTTTGAGCTGTTCGACGCTCTCCGTATCGTCGGACGTGTTCGACAGTTTGGTGAAATCGTCGATGCTCATCGACAGTGGAAGCTTGTACGTGCGTCCGCCAGGCACGAGCGCCCAATACACATCGCCCTTGATGATGTGGCGCACCTTGTAGTTCTGCGCAATGGAGGCGAACGCCTCCTCATCGTTTTTCTCCGTCCACTGGTCGAAATCCTCGACGGTCGGCTTGAAGTCGGTGGAAGTTGAAGTCATTGTCTTGTCCTATCTGCTTTTCGCCTGCCTGCCGTGAAAAAAGAAGTCCCGGACCGCGCAGACAGGCGAGATGGGCGGTCCGGGAAGATTTTCGTCCGCCGGTCAGGCGGCGCGTGTGGTGACGGTGACCGTCAGATCTGGTGAGGTCACGCCGTCATATGTGGCGTTGAGCCTCGCGCTTCCGGCCTTGACGGCGGTTAGCGTGCCTCCCTCGACGGTCGCCACGCCTGCATCCTTGGACTTGAATGTGGCCTGTCCGGTCACGTCCACGGTGGTCTTGTCCACATGTGTGGCGACGGCCTTGAGCGCGAGCTTCGCGCCTTGGACGACCGACGGCTTCGTGTTGCCGTCAGCCGAGGTCACGGCCACCGCCGTCACGCTTTTGGGTCGTACCAGCTTTCGATCCAGCGGGTGTTCGGATGCTCCGCATCCACATACAGCGGATCCTTCATCCATTCGACGGTCAATGCGCGGCCGGTGACCGAGCCACGCTCCTGCTGGTCCGGCTCGTTGCCGGTGACCTGCATGACGCCGGCACGACGGTGGACGCGCCCGGTGTCGAACGTCTCCTCTTCGTACACCATCCATTTCGCGTCCTGGATGATGTCGGCCACGTGGTAGACGCCCTGCGCGTCCGGCTCGCCGATGGTGATCTTGCGGGTCAGCGCGTTGTTTTCGGCCGGACTGAACGTCTGCGTGAGGCTGGTCGCCAACGGCAGCTTCTTGTAACCGTCCTGCAAAAACTCCAGCGGGTCGTCGCCGTCGCGCGAATCCTGATTGCCGCCGTCGGACTTGACGAGTCCGATGCATGCGGTCGACCGATTGTAGGCGGCCGGAAGTTCCGGCGTTGCATTGCTTGATGCGATCATCTCCGGCGTGATTTTGTTTTCGGTGGAGTACGGGACGATCATGATGGCGGCGGTGACGAGCGCCTCCACCTGTCCCAGATCCATGCCCTGACTGTCTTTGGCCATGGCGTTTCCTTTCTATGGTTGTCTGATTCCGGCCGTCGAATATTCGACGGTCATGTAGTAGCGGCACCATGCCGCGTTCTCGCCGACCGGGTACGGGCCGTTGCATCCGTCAGACACGACGGCGCAGATGCGGCTGCCTTCGGCGAATCCGATGAGGATGCCGGGCTCGCCGGTCAGCAGCCCGTACACGCGGGCCGCCAGATCACGGCATGGTTTCGTATCGTTGCGCGTCCATCCGAGCACGTTGACGCCTATCGACCTGTCGAACGTCACACGGTCGGCGGATTGCGTGCCGCCGTCATCACGCACGACCACGAGCGGATAGGAACCGTCGTAACCATCCGGAATGCGGTTTCCGACCTGCAGGCCCGCGACGTCCGTGATGTTGGAGCGCAGCCATCCGGTAAGGAACAGCTCAAGGTCTGGTGGAATGACGCTTGCCATCAGACCCTCGCCTTCCTCAACGCCTTGGCCAGATTGCCGGTCCGCGACTCCACGAGCAGGGTCTTAGAGTCGTGGCCGACGACCATGACGGTCGTTCGGTGCTCCCTTTTAACCTCCTCGATTCCAAGGCCGTCGCGGTATGCGCCGGTATCTACCGGAGCTGACGCCTTCGCGTAGGCGAGTGCCCTGTCCGCAGCCAGCGTGGTGAGCGACTTGACTCCGACGCTGTTGAGAATCTCGTCGAAGAATTTCTGGTTGAAGTTGACCGATATCCTGCTTTTCGCCATTGTCAGCCCTTTCTTTCCGTCAGACGGCATTCCAAGGTCGGACGCCAGCCGGTGAACGCGTTCGCGTCCTTCGAGGGGAATCCGTCGACTTCCCACAAGCGTCCGTCGTCGGGGTCTGCGCGGATCCGGTCGCCGATTTTCACGTCGGCTGTCGAATCCGGGATGGTGAGGTACGCTGTGGATGCGGTTTGTGTGTCGAGCGTGTCCGGCGTGCGCATGCTGGAGCTGGAGGCGAGGGCGCCCGTGATGGCTAGCTCGTCCGGAGGCACGCTCCAGTCTGGCTCGTTCTGCGCCGAATTGTACGGATTGGCCTTGCGTTTGGCGCGCAGTCGAATAAAGCGCGTGGCCCCAGCCATGGCGGAAACGCCGACAGCGGAGTTCAGGTCGTCGATCAGGCTCACGGCAACCCTCCAAGCTTGTAGGGTTTGAGCTTGTCCCGTTCCTCCTGCATGAGCGACACGACGTCGAAACTCGCGCTGCTGCCATTCGTTGACTGCGAGGTGATAAGCCCAAGCGGACTCATGCCGGCACGTTTCGCGGCGCTGATAAGCACCGACTGCACGTCCGGCGCGTCATCATAGCCCGCGTGAATCTCGTAGCGGATGGCCGCAATGCCAGCGGGAAAGCCGCCAGACAAGGACTCCACAAGACCAGTATCAGGATCATAGGCATAAGCCAGCTTGTTGCCCTGACGGTCGGTCAATGATTCGATGCTCGTCACATGACGGGCGGGCAGTCGAATCACCGTGCCGCCGCGAGAGTTGATGACTCCGCTGAGAGCCACGTTCGGCATGACATGCCAACCACACTCGCGGCGGATGGCCGCCTGCGCGGCCCTGAGCCGGAAGGCGGCATCATCCTCGAAAGCCGAAGGGTCGGCAATCATGTCAGGAATCACATTCACGTCAATCATGCCGACCTCCACGCTTACTCTGCAGCCATCAGACCAGCCGCAATCAGGGAATTGACCAGGGCGTCGAATTCGCTCTTGGTTGGCGTGTCGCCGGCGGCCAAAGCCACATGCGTTGCAGGCTTCACTGCAGCGCTGCCAATATCGGTCGGCTTGCCGTTGGCCCCGACGAAGACCACATCGGCCACGTTGGCATTCGGGTCAAGTTTCGCCGCCGAGGCTGGAATCACTCGAAACTGTCGAGCCATATCACGTCTCCTTACTTAAGGGTCAGCTTGACGAAAGCCTTCGGCTTGCGCACGGCCAAAGCCACACGCTCCTTGGCGCGGATGGTCACCAGATCGGAGATGAAGTCGGTGTCATTGGAATTGGTGGCCTCAACCGTCACACCGCCCTTGCGATAGAAGGTGGCAGCGCCCTTAAAGGAGCCGACGATGGCTGTGCCGGCGTCGACAGCGGGAGTCACCACGGTGTCCAGACCCCAGAGGCGCGGAGTGATGGTCAGCGCGCCACCATTCACGCCATAGAACGGTCCACCGCCGATGAAATTGCCATCATTGTCCTTCTTCAATCGAATGGCCTCATAGTCTGTCGGATTGATGACAAGGGCATCCGGCATCATGCCGGTCGTGGTGGAGATCATCGACTGCGCGTGCAGGACGGCAACGTCATTGCCGGCGTCGGTAGCGGTGTATGACTGGATTCCTTCACGATTCAGCAGGCCCTTGATGTTCTTGCCGGTGCCATCGCCGTTGAGCAGCTGCTTCTCCTCGACGATGCTCAGATCGTAGAGCAGGCGTCCATCGATGTCGGACTTCAGGAATTCGAGGTCGGTGATCATGTCGTTGGATTCCTTGATGAATCCAGCGATTGTGGACAAAGCGTCGGTGTGCTCTGTCGCATCGGCGTAATGGATCTGGCTGAATTTCTCGCCTTCGCCGACGGTGTCGAAATCGCCTTCCTTTTCGCCTTCCACGTAGTAGATGATGGCCTGTCCGCTCATCGCGCCGACACCGAATAGGTCGGTGATGGTCGGACGACGGTAAGCCTGGACGAAATTCGGGTCCACGTAGGTCAACAGGGAGCCGTACACGCCGGACGGGCCGCCGGTAACCTGCGTGTCAGTGTTGGCCTTGCGGCTCGGAGCCCATTCCGGTGCTGCGATTGACGCTCCAGAAACTCCCTTTATCTTCGCCAGCTGTTCGCCGATGTTCTTCACGACGAAATCGCCAAGAGACTCGCCTGATGCGGCTCCGCTCTTCTGGGTGTCCGCCAGATTGTCGGTCAATCCCGCGAAACGCTTATGCACTGCATCCAACGTTTCGATGGAATCCTGCAATTCGTGCGCCTCGGCGTTCAGCCCCTTCAGCTTCTCGATGTCGGAAGCGTCAAGATTATCCTCGCCCTTGGCCAGCACCGCTTCGATGGCGGCCTTGGTCTTGGCGAGACGATCATTGAAACTCATTTGGTCTCCTTGTTGTCCTTGCCGCCAGTGACCAGTTCACGGGCGGATTTGATTACATTCAGACGCTCGGCCTTCTCGGCCTCAGCGTCCCTACCCTTATCAGGGGCAAGCTTCTTATCATCCTTTTTCTCGCCGGTCTTGGAATCATCCGGCTTATCTTCGTCGGAAGTGCTGGAATTGTCGGAATCGATGCCTTCCAACACCTCGTTCAGCGACGCCAATGCGGCACGAAGCTTCTCCTCGTTGGCGGAGCTGATGGCGCGACCTGACTTCACGGCCAGAATCTCGGCCTGCTGGTTCGCGGCCACCGGCACCACGCTGATCTCGAAAAGCTTGATCTGCTGGAATTCGGAATGGCCACCCCACGGGCCGTCGCCCTTTTCCGTGATCCACGCGGTCTTCGTCGGCACGAAGCCGATGCTCATCTGATGAACCCTGCCATCCTTGAGCAGGTCGTAAGCCTGCTGGGCGGTCGGATTATCCTCGATATCGAGCTGGGCCGAGATGAGCAGACCCTTCTCGTCCTCCACGGCGCTCAAAGTGCGTCCGATTATGTCGGTCGGCCTGCCGTCCTGATGGTTCCAATGGATCGGGATGCCGGCTCCGCCGTCGTAATCCTTCTCCAAAGTCTCCGCGAAAGCGCCCTTGGCGATCACGTCACCCTGCAGGTCCTTGTTGCCGAAAGTGCTGGCGTAGCCGCTGAAAACGCCTTCGCCTGCGGAATCATCCAAGGATTTCACGTTGAATCTGAGCTGTTTGAGATTCACTGTCCTTCTCCGTTCACTGGATTGTTCTGTTGCGCGTTCTGCGTCCTGCCGCCGTCCTGCGGGCTGGGCTGGGCGCCTGTTGCGACGTTCAAGGGCGTCACTAATTCGTCGCCACCATCAAGCTTCGGATAGTTGAGGATGCGCCGTGCCTCGTTCGTGGTCATGAAGCTGCGCCCCGTGGCCGTGCTGAGCGCCTGATACTGCTCGGAGAACGTGCCGCGCAGCTTCGCATCCACATTCGCTTCGATGTAGGCGTCCGGCTGGCCGAGCGCGTCTGGCAGAAGCAGATTGAGCGACTGTTCGAAAGCCACGATGTACGGCATCAATTCCACATTCCACATCTGCTCCTTGAAGGAAGCGATGTTGGAATTCGTGCCACTGCGAAAGCCAAGATTCTCCGGCGCGATATGGAAGGCGTTGGCCACGTCTATGCGAATCTTGTCCCTCGCGTCGATGTCCTGCATGTCGATCGGTTTGAAGGCGTCCACGGTCTTGATTTCCATGCCGTCGTTGAGCAGCGGCCAGCCACCGGCAAGATTCCCGCCGGACTTGTAATTGCGCATGCCCTGCACGAATTCGTCCTGCGCCTCCTGCGAGGGCCACGGCATCTCCTTCGGACGGGAGATGTACGCCGGAATCTGACCGCCGTTCTTGGCAATCGCACGACGATATTCGGCCATCTCACGCGCCTCCGCCAGAAGCGGGGCGAGAGTGCCGGACACGGGAGAACCGCCGATGCCGGACGTGCTATAGCCCACATCCAGCAGAATCTGCGGGTCTGGCAGTTTGAAATACTGGCTTCCTTCCGGCTGTCCGGTACTGATCTGCACGCCGGTGATCTCATCAAGAGTGTTGCCGGAAAGAGTGAAATTCTGCACCGGAATACGCCGCAGCCACAATCTGCCGGTCTTCTTGTCGGCATCGAGCAGGCAGAGCCATCGGTCATTGAGCAGGCCATCGCAGAGCAGCGAGTAGAAGAATCGGTAGCGCGTCATGCCAGGAAGAACGCTCGGCTTTGCCATCAACTGCGCCAAATGGCTTGTCGTGTCCTCCATACGGTCACCGTCAGGCTGGCGAGTGTAGACCTTGAATGGCATGCTGGCGATATTCCGCGCGATATGGTCGATGACGGTGCGCACCGCCGCCTCTCGCTCGTAGACTCCGGCGCCGAACCAATCGATTGGCAGCTGCGTGACCTGCGAAATGTTGACTGGCGATTCGGAGAACTTCTGGGCCACGGATACCGGGCTTTTCTTGAGCCATCTGGAAAAGAACCCCATGAAACCTCCTCACTGGGTCATACGACTGCGAAATGGGTCACGCTCGGCGCATATTTCGGTTTTTCGTTTTCGACTTGCATGGTCTCCAAGGCGTATAGCGCCTGCGATTCGGCCACTAGGCCGGAAATCTGCAGTGCTGATTTTGTCCTGTCCCACACCTCGACCTCGCCAAGACGCCGGGACACGGCCACACTCACCTGCTGTTCGATGGCGGGCTGCGGAAGATGCCGCAGCTTTCCCTCACGCACACGGTCATGGAAACGGCCGCAGCACGCGCCCAGACGGAAGCCTTCGATGAGATGCACCGTCCACCCTTTTTCGGTGAGCGGGTCGATGAAATCCACGGCCGGACAGCCCTTGCCCTGCACGGCTATCTCCGTGATATGCGGCCAACGCTCCTGGAGTAGGTCAAGATAATGCGGTACCCACAGCATGCCGTCACGGCGGGCGATCAACTCCACATGAGGCAACCCGTCCGCACGCATTCCGGCAGCGGCCACATACGTGGTCTTACGGTCAGCCGACGTGTCCACGGAAAGGACGACACGACTATCGTCCGGAATTGCGGAACGCGAGTCGATGCCGCTGGCCCACATTTTCGGGTTGATGAAAGGAATGATGTCAGCCGTGACCCACTGGCACAGGACCTCGGTGCGGAACGCGGCCTCGGTCATGCCATCGATATCCGATCGGACGCTCATGACGGTCATCGGCCCATAGCCGAGCGACGGATTCGCCTGCCGGATAGCGTCGGCATCATCCACCGGACACTTGTCCGGAGCGCTCCACTCGAAATAGCCGAACGATCCGTCCTGCTCGCCGGACAGGAACACGTCGGACGGATTGCCGCCGTCGGCGCTCAGGCGCGTCCACTCGTCTACAAGCTTCCTGCCCTTGTCCACCTGCTTGCGCAACGCGACGGAACGATAGTCGCCAGCGTTCGAAATGCCCCATAATTGGCTCGACCAGACGGCCTTCGTGGTCTGGCTGACTGCATTCCAGCCATCGTCCGTATGCTGCTCACGCAGCTCATCGAACACGACACGGGCGGCCGACTTTGCTCGAATGTTCTTGTCGGCGCGGACGATATATCGCGCCTTCGAGCGGGTGATGATCGCCTCCTCGCCGTTCGTATTGACGAACTTCTGCGTCATCGCGGCGAGATCCGGAATCACCAGATCCGCTTCCTCATCAGTCGAAGGCTGAGGATTGCACCACTCCTTGACCTGATTGTAAGGACCCTTCGCATTGTCCAACGTCTGCGCGGCACCAACCACCAAGAACTTCACGGGCGGCACGCGGTCGGGATGCTTGTTGGAATCCACGAAAAGCCACCATGCAGCCAAAACGCCCATAAGCGTGGTCTTGCCATTCTGACGGGCCACAAGCACAATCACCTTGCGAAAACGATACGAGCCATCCTCCAACAGTTCGAGCGCATGCACTAAAAGCCATTGCTGCCACGGGTAAAGGTGGACATGCAGCATGATCTCCGCGAACGCGATCACTGCGAAACCATTGCTCGTCTCCCTCGTCAACGGCCGAAGCGGCGGCGTGAAGATACGCGGCAAGGTCACGCCATGCCTCTCATCATCGACGGCACCGAAAACCGTAAGATTCTCAGCCGCCATCACAACCTCCTCAGCCGAAACGCTTCATGAAATCATCCATCGCGATAACCTTGCCACTCTTCGACTCCTCGGCCTTCGGCTCAGGCTTCGCCTTCGCGGGACGCCCCACCTTGGCGGGCTCCACCAGAGTCAAACCAAGCGACTGGCAGTATTTCAAAAACGTCGGAACCGACACATTGTCCAATTTCCCGTTCTCGTCAATGAAACCCGTCTCGCAAACCGAATCAATCCGAGCGGCAAGGATACGCGCAGCAGCCACGACAGCAGCATTCTCAGCACGCAACGACTTCGCATTACGCAAAGACCTCTCCAACGCATCAGCCACGGACTCATGCGGAAAACGACGCTCGGAAACACCCTTCTTAACCGTCATAGAGCCTCCTTCGCGCGCGACCCATCAACAAAAAAACATCATCGGGGAGAGGAAGACCAACCACGCGGGACGTAGACCCCCCTCGCGTTGGTTTTACGATTTCACCGCCCCTACCCCTCGTGTTGGGCTCATGCTGTTGTTATCCATTGTCTTGAGAGTGTTCCGATTGGTGCTGGCGGGTCTTGGTTGCCGCGCAATCGGTTGCAGCTGGTGTGGCTTGGTTTGAAGCCTGCCGGGTCGAATTGGAGTTCGGGGTGCTTCGAGACTGGGTAGAGGTGGTCGAGGTTGAAGCTGTCATCGCTTGTGTTCTTCGGTGCTGAATAATCTATCGGCATGCCGCAGAGCCAGCAGACTGCATGCTGTGCCTTGCACTGTGCGAAGAATGCGGCCTTGTCTTTCTCGAATTGGCGGCTGGTCTTGCGCGTTCTTCCTGGCATACGATCACCGCCTTGTGGTGCTTCGGGCTGGAGTCGAACCAGCGCATGGTGTGGGATGCACTATCTTTTTATCATCACGGGCATTCGATTCAAAGAAGTAGGAAGCCATGGCCGGTAAGGTCTCCGTCCTAGGTATCTGTGCTATCCCTTGTGCTCTAACCGCTGAGCTACCGAAGCGATATGAATAATGGCTCAGCTATCATTATGCTGAGCCATTCATTCTACGAACATACGACAGTATAGCATTTTAATTGTGACAGTCAAGCATGGCTGTGAGTTCTCCGAGGTTGAACACGTACTCTCCTTTGTGTTTTGTCGGCGTGGCGTGCGACAGTTTGCCTCTGGTGAGCCATTGGCGGATCTGGTCGCTTGTGCAGTGGATGTCCATTTTGGCGAGGTAGCGTGCGACTTCGACTGGTTTTCCGGTGTATTCGAGTTGCCAGAGTTTGTTGTCGCGTTCGGCTTTTATTGCTTGGACTCCGCCTTGCCATTTGCAGTGCGGGCATGTCCATTCGTCGGCCTGTGGCGTGCTGGTGGCTTGGTGGCCGCATTGTGGGCATGTGCCGATGATGACCATTGCCTCTTCTGGTGTCAAGGCCGTCTCGTTGCGTCGGCTGATGTGTTCCAGGGCTGCGTAATCGTCTGCTGCAGTGCTCATGTCGAGGATGGTGCGCCGGTTGCTGATTATGGCGAACCACGCTTTCCGCCAGTCGTATCCAGCGTATGCGGCGCGTATTTTGCCCGCCTGTTCCGCCAACCATGCTTCGCTGTCTGCGATGAGGTCTTGAGCGTGGGTGTCGATGGGTATTGGTGCGTTGCCTCGGCTTGGCGTGTGTGCTGGGGTGCCGATGCGGGCCTGTCGGAGCATGATGCTCCGCAGGGCGGGCAGTTGGACGTGTCCGAGCTGGCGGATCAGCTGCCAGTAGTTTTCTCGGCAGCTGGCGCAGAGCAGATTCGCGGCCACCGGCTTCATTGGCTTCCGGCAGTGCTGGCAGTTGGTCAAAGTCTGGTCTCCTTGTCGTGCTGGCGGATGAGTGCGGCGATTTCGGCTTTCGGCACCTGCGGCACGAGCGGCGCGATCTCGTCAAGCGCGTAACCGGCCTGATGCCACTTGATGATCATGTCTTCGAGGACTTTCTTGATTCTCATCGTGTTGTCTCCTTGTATGGATTTTCTGTGGTGTGTGGCGGAAAGTCGCATTCCTGGTCTTTCCATCCGGCTGCGTAGCCTTCTCGCCATGCCTTGGCCATGCGTCGGTGGTATTCGGCGTCTGTGAGATGGTAGATGAGTTTGGGTTCTATCATTGTGTGTTCTGCTCCTTGTTGAGTCGTTCTGCGAGTTGGCAGGCTCGTTGGTCTGGCGTGGCGGTTTCCTTGTCGCGTCCGAGCGCCTGGAGCACGTGTTCGCATTGCCACGTGTGCCTGTGTGGTTTCGAGGGTGGTATGCCGCTCATGCGTGCGCGTCGCTGGCACCAGCCCTTCCATAGGCGGCACCAGTCGTTGACGGTGCGTGTCTCGCCGTAGTGGCGAGCGGCGAAGGCATTCCACGCGTCCGTGAGGTCGAGATTCGGGTAATCGCGGATTATGGCGGCATTGGCGTGGGCTTTCTCCCTGACCAGCTCGAAGTCGTTCAGCCCGATTTCTTTGGATGAAGAAGAAGAATATTCTTCTTCATCTTTCTTTTGGGTTCTGGTGTTCTGGTGTTCTGGTGTTTGTCCCGATGTAACAGCGTTACAGTTCCGATGTAACGCCGTTACATCCGATTCGTTGCGATGCTTGGCCACGCGCTCGGCGCTTTTCTTCCTGGCGTGCAATACCTGCTCTTTGGTGCGGTTATGCTCGGTGTAATCATGGATCAGCCAGCCTTCATCGACCTCCTCAAGCATGCCCACATCGCATAGTGCACGGATCTGCTCGCTGGTGGCCCCGATGACGTAGAGCATGGCGCGGCGCGGCACGAAGCCGTCCGTGAGATGATCGCCGCAATACGCCAGGGCCATGCAGAAGGCGCCCACAGAGTCCATGCGTCCACTGCGCGCCAATTCCTGCACCTTCTCGTTGCTGTAAAAAGCGTTCACGAGCTGCACGTATCCGCGCCTTGCCATCTCAATCCTTTCCTCTTGTGATGCCGTTGTATGCCATCCAGATGGCTTCCTGCCGTTCGGTGGTGCATTGTTCGCCTTCCGATTCGGCAATCAGCTTGCACGCCGAGCCGTAGTGCGGTTTCGCCATCGCATCCAGGGCTTCGGCAATCTCCACCAAGTCCGGTGGCGTGTCAAGCAGGTCTTTCACCATTGCAGGCCGTCCATTACGGCTTGCTTCGCGTCCACCAGCCGATACCCGCAGTAAGGGCAGGTGACGTAATAGCTGCCCACCGTCTCGCCGCAGTGGGCGCACTCGACATATCGGATTGCCTTGCTCATTCGCTTACCGCCTTCCGTGCGATTTCGAGCATTTCCTTGGCCTGTCTGATATATTCCTCCTGGAAGCCGGGGATCTCACCGGCATAATTCCATGCGTCATCCTCGCCTTTCGCCGCGTCGCTATCGACGCCATCCCATTCGCAGCTGTTCCAGCAAAGCAGTTTCGCCACAGCCTCAATCTCAACGGCAGTTGGCGGCGCGGAACGTCCGGCCATGTACGCTGTACCGGCAAGCTCACGAACCGTCTGAAAAGTCAAATCATCATCCATGCCACGCTCGTAAGCGTTGGCCTCGTCAAGCATGATGCTCAATTAGTCCTCTTTCCGTTAGCTTTGACCATGGCCCACAGGATTTCGCTTGCCGGACGCCTCCTGTATGACAGGTCGTTGTAGGACTGCACATAGTCGAGAATCAGTTTCGAGCCGGTCGAATCCGGTGTCAGAATCGCGTTCACTCGCGGCGGCACCATCTTCTGCCATACGATCTCGTCACACAGTTCCTTCGTGCAGACCAGATAGTTCTGATCGCCGTAGAACGTCAGTCCGTTGCCGCTAGTGAAGTCAGCCATGCATGACTTGACCTCGTAGAACTCGAAGCAGCCTTTCTCGACGCTTGCGGGCACCGGCTCACCGTTGATGTTCCAGGGCTTGAAGCCCACGTAGTCCACGCGCCTTTCGTCGGGCGTGTTACGGTCGAAATTGACCTCGCTCGCCCAAAAAGCGGTCTGATTCCTCAACCTCTTCTCCACCAGCTTGGACAGCATGGCGGTGGTCTCAGCCCTGCTCATTTCTTCCTCCTGAAGTACTTGTATTCACCGTGATGGAACAGGAACAGGTGAAGTCTCCACACCTTGACTGCCAACAATCCCTTGAGCGTGATCGCATACCCGCCATGGACACGCTTCATGAGCTTCCTATCGGCCAATGATTCAAGTATTCGGGAAAGCTCTTGGTTCCATCGTTGTTGCCAGATGTAGCTCATCCCCTCAGCGATATACAGGCAACACATGTCCTTGTCGTATTGACTAATCATCATTAGCCTCCCTCTCAAGGATGTAGACGTTCGTCGCTGCGACGGCGTTATCACGCAATTCCGTTGTCGGCATGGTATCCACCCGCAGAATCTGCCAACCCTCGTTCAGCAACTTTTCAAACACACCCATATTCATCAAGGTGCGCTCATCGCCGTAATCACTCCAAAAAAGTGGGCAAACCTTGTACCGTTTATTCATTTCGCGTCCTCCTTCATGAAGACAATCCAGTGTGTTCCCGTGCGGTTCGGCTGCTTGTTGCCGAAGAGCGGCTTGTGCGCTGTGAGCTTGAGAATCTGCGATACGGGTATCTGCGTCTCATTCCATTTGAAAATCAACACTCCATGCTCTTTCAGGACGCGGAAGCACTCGCTGAACATGGTCTTGAGGTCAGCTTTCCACGTCTCTTGGTCGAGGCAACCGTATTTCTGCGCCATGTAGCTCGTTTCCCCCGCATTGCGCAGGTGGGGCGGGTCGAGCACCACCATGCGGAACGTCCCGTCGGGGAACGGCAGGTCGCGGTAGTCCATCAGCATGTCCGGCTTGACATCGAATCTACGCCCGTCACACAATTCCCAGCTTTCATCACGCACATCACCGAAAAGCACTCGATCATCCGACTTGTCGAACCAGAACATTCGGCCGCCGCAGGCGGGGTCAAGAACAGGCTGATACGCGCTCATTTCGTGTCCTTCCTCTTGTATTCGTCCACTACGTGTTTCCACTGGATGCTTGCATCCATAGGGTCGCTGTACCAGTTTGTAGAGAGGTGCTTTCGGGGGCATTGAAGCCGGTATATCGACTTGATGTAATCCCCATCCTGTGTATGGCTCTTAACGATTTTGGGTAGTCTGCCGCACATTGGACACCCGAATTCGTTGCGTCTGCGTTTGAACCACATGACTATGCCTCCGCGTCTTTGTTCCGCTTTCGGCCCGTCCGACTCAACATAAAGCCGTCCAGATAGAGCTGGAACAGGCTCACATACAGGCCGTCTTTTATATCGTCTTCCGGTTTCGCATACAGTCGTTCGTTCAGGAGTGCGACTGGCAGTCCGGTGCGTTCCTCCCGTTCGATGTGGAAGGGTATTTCCTCCTGGCCGTCTGCGGTCTCGCGGACTGCCACGCCGTAGTCGCCCACCTGGGGCTGATCGGATGGGTCGCTATTGTCCGTGTCCTCGTAGGTGAGGCAGGACAGCATGGAGCCGCTGTAGCCGAGCATGGAACGGCAGTGGTCAGCTGTCTTTCCGTATGCGTCGATTTGCCCCTTCACGACACCGTATGCGGTCGTGTCACGCTGCATCAGAAGAGCGTTTGCAAGCCTCAAGCCATCAATCTCAAGCTGCTCGCACCAGTCGATGATCTCTTGCAGTGTCTTGTCTTTCTCAGTCACGTTCGTCGCCATGATTAGTGTTCTTCCTCTTCGATTCGGATTGTGATGTGGTAGACGCCTTTTTCGGTGCTTGGCTCGCCTAGCCGATAGTCCGGGCCGACCACGTATCTGGCGTTATCGTCCGGCCAGAAATCGGCTTGTGTGATGGCGTCCAAGATTGCCTTGACCATCGGCGCCGCGTTCTCGGGGTCGAATCTGCCGTGTGTCAAGGGGTGGATGATGGCGGTCACATGCACCGGCCATTTGGCGGGCGGCTTGAGTTTGCCGCTGTTGATGAGACTGCGGTAGGTGAGGTAGGCGCATCTTTTCACGACGCTGGTGCGCCGGTATTTCGCCCGCCAGTCTCCACGTTTGTTCTGGGTCCACCAGTAGGCCTTCTGCACGTCGATGGTGGTTTCCTGCGTCATTCGTCCTCCAAAATCCAAATGTCGGCATCGCCAATGTCCGCGTAATGGTCTTCGCTTTCGGCCTCACATTCGGGGCATGGTATGGGGCGCGCCGGATACAGCGCGCACCCATGTTTGGGACATACCGGCAGCACGTCCGGCGGCTCAATCCACTCACGCATCATCAGAAGTCAGGCTCTCCAGCCGGAGCGCCCCACGGATCATCGGCCGGAGCCTGCGACTGCTGCTGGGGCTGCTGCGGCTGCTGATAGCCGCCATTGGCGTTGCCGCCCTGGTATGAGCCTGACTGCATCTTCTGCACCTGAGCCGTCGCATACTTGAGCGACGGGCCGATCTCGTCCACCTGCAATTCGATGACCGTGCGGTTGGAACCGTCCTGCGCCTGATAGGAACGCTGCTGCAACCGGCCCTGCGCGATGACGCGCATGCCCTTGCGGAGCGTCTGGGCGCAATGCGAGGCGAGGTCACGCCAGGCCGAGCAGCGGAGGAACAGCGCCTGACCGTCCTCCCACTGGTTGGCCTGGCTGTTGTATACGCGTGGCGTGGACGCGATGGTGAAGTTCGCCACCGTGCCGCCATTGCTCAAAGTGCGAATCTCAGGGTCGGCGGTCAGATTGCCGACGATCGTGATAACGGTCTCCCCCGCCATCACTCACCGTCCTTCGCATCGGCCTGCTGCTCGGAGTCGGCTTCGGTGTCCATGACCTCGGCAGTCACGTCATCAGTCGAATCGGTGATTACCGGCTGGAACACGTCGCTGTAATCCGGTGTGGTCTCGTCCACGCTCGCGGCCTTCTTCGCCTCGATGTTGACCGGCAGATATTTGAAACTGCGACGGATGATGGTCTTCTTCGCCATCTCCACGAAATTCTTCACCCACGGTCCGGTGATCTGACGGCTGCGATTGCGTGGCGCGTACTTCTCGCGGTATTCGAGCAGGTCGCGTTTCGACATGTAGTCGGCGTAGCGTCCGCCATTCGGCAGCTGGACAGAGAGGTACACGAATTTCAGCTTGTCCTCGCTGTGGTCGGCGTCCACGTTCACCTCGTCCGGGCATTCGATGGTCGGCACGCCATTTTCGTCAAGCTTGAGCTTGATGTTGTCATCCTCGTAGACGGCTCTCGGCTGCGCGTAGATGCCGCTGTTCTCCAACAGTTTCAGCATGCCCTTGTAGCCGATGACGAAGGTGGCCTGCTTCTCCCCCGTGGCATAGTTCTTGTTGCCATAGGGCAGGATGTACGCCTGTCCCAATCCATCCACGTCGGATGGGCGCAAGCCAAGTGCCGCGCACTGCATGAAGCAGGAAAGGACGCTGACCGGCGTGCAGTCGGCCAAGGCGGGTGTGCGGTTGATGCTGCTGATGCACATCTGCAACAGCGCCTCGCTGTCGAGGTTGCCGCCGATGACACGCGCGATCTGCGGCCACGAATGCTCCACAAGCTGCTTGAGCTTGCCCTTCGGATTGAGCGGCTGCAACTGCTGCCCTTGCGCCTGCTGTGCGATTGCTCCCATTTTTTATTGCTCCTTTTCTTCGATGGATTTGAATGCGAATTTGCGGTAGGTGGTGGCTTTGACGGTGTATTCCTTGCGGGTCATCGGCTTGTAGGCTTGCAAATTCCCGCACTTGATGCCGGTGTGCGAGCCGATGCGCAGAATGATCTGCTCCTGCAATTCCTTCTGAGCGGCCTTCATGTCATTCAGCATTCCGGTGGCGCTCTCGTATCTTGCGAGCAGGTCGTACAGGTCGTCATCGTCGCTTTCGTCCACAATGTCCGGCGTGGGCTCTGGGAACGCCTTCTGCACATCCCCGCCGGTAAGCTGTGGTGGAGTACCCGTGGTGACGAAATGCCAGAAGTCGGCGGCGGCCTTGTCGATCGCGGACATATCCTCCACGTCCGCCTGGAACGGGATCTCTACCGGCTCATCGTCTCCGATGGCCGCGTACACGTAGCCCCACGTCCATCCAGTGACGAGCGCGTAGAATTCGACCTGAGCGAGATAGTAAGGCGGAATACGGAGGTTGCCGTCCTCGTCATGCCAGTCCCCCGCTCGGCGATTACCCGCCGTCTTGATTTCGAGGATTCCGAAGCTTCCGTCTTCCTTTTGCAGGATGCCGTCAAGGGAAGCGCGCAGGTATGTCTTCTCGCGGCTGATGAACTGCTTGTCGGTGCCGTCTGTGACGATCATTTCCGGATGCTGCGCGCGGAAACGCTTACGAAGCTCGTTTTCCAGGGCATTGCCCTTGACGATCGCCCACTTGTCGGAAATGTCCTCCGGTTCCACGCGTCCGGTCTTCTCCAACCACAATTCGTAAGGCGTTTTGAACGCGTTAAGGCCGAGAATCGTGCTCATGTCGGAACCGCCCACACCGGCCTTACGGCTCTTCAGCCACGCGAGATGACGTTCCGTCTTCTTGCCCTGCTTGAACCGTTCGACCGTGTAGCGTTCCGTGTCCTTGAGTGGAATACGCTTCATTTCAGGCTCCCTGCTGATTGCTTGGCTTGTTTATGTCTGCTTTGATGACGTCGGCGTCGAAATAATCGACCAGCAGATTGGCGATGCCCAACGCGGACGTCCTGAGCTTGGTGATCTCCGCCTCGGACTCTGGCTTGATGGTGAAAACGCCACTCTCGCTATCGAATTTGAGCTTCATTTTGCGTCCTTGCTGTAGTTGGCTTTAATGTCCATGAGTTCGCCGGTGAGCAGTTTCGTGGCGAAGCCGTAGACCACCTTGTCGTTGGCTTGGAATGCGGTGCGCTGCAATGTGCTCACCGCGTCGAAGATGCCGACCAAGGCGTTTGCGATGATGGTGCGCGGCTCTTCCGGCTCGGCTTCCTGCTTCTGTTCCTGGACTGTGGTGGTCATGGTTTCTTTCTTCTTTCCGGTTGTGGCGTTTTTCCGTGTTGTTTTGCGGGGTGAATGCTGGTCGAAGGCCGGTAGTAGTCCTTCCTTGCGGAGTTGGCCGATGATGTTGCCTGCCGTTTTCTGGCTTAGGTTGAGCGCTTCGGCGGTTTCCTTGCCGTCGAATGGTTGGCCTTGGTCGATGCGGTTTCTGCAGTGCGCGAGAATGAGGTCACGTTTCGACGGTTCCGCCGGTTCCGTCGTGGGCTTGCTGATGGCCTGATAGTCGGCCAGGATGTCCTCATGCGCCTCCTGTTCCGGTGGCAGGTCCGGGGTGAGGAGTCCTGCCTTGCGTAACGCACGCATTTCGCCGATCTGGAGTCCGGCTTCTCCTGACTCGTCGTAGATTTTCTTCAGTTCGGCGAGTTCGTCGCCCGTGTATTCGTGTTTCAACGTGTTCCTTTCCTTAAGTTTTCGATGAGCGCGTGGTTGTCGCTGATGAACTTGTCCACGTCGATTCCTTGCTGCGTGAGGGTCGGATTGTTGTCGCCGAAGCGTGCTTTCCCATCGCTTTTGACATCTGGGCGGCTTTGGACCCGTGTCACTGGAATGAACGTGCCGTTTTTCATCTCGCCACCGTCCTTCGGTATTCGTGCGCCAGAGCCCACCGTTCAGCGATTTGACGCTGGTAGCGGACTTTTCGCCTGTCCTGATGGCCTTCGGGCGGTTCCACGCCGATTTTCACGTATGGCGGGCCTTTGCCGATGCTGCGCCAGTTGGCGAGGGTGCGTGGGCTCATGCCGAGCATGGCGGCAAGTTCGGCTGGCGTGAGCAGGTCGGTCATGGCCTGCCGTCCCGAATGTCACCCATCGGGTCGATGTGGAGGCCGGTGAGCATTTCCACGGTGTCGCTGTCGCCTCCGCGTTCGATGTGCCTTTTGAGCGCCTTGTCGATGGCCTGGCATGCGGTTCTGGCGGCAAGCGCGGTGCATTCGCCGAGTCTGTTGCCGGGCAGGGCGACGCTGATCAGACTGCCGTCCAGCGGCATGTCAAGTGTGGCGATGAACATTGGGTCGGATTCCGGGTTGTCGGGGTCGACGTCGACGCAGAGCACCCATGTTGCCGCCTGTGGTTTGTTTCCGTCCATTGTGTTTCCTTTGCTTGTTGACGTTGTAGGCCCCGTCCTGACGAGTGGATGGGGCTGAGTGGCTGGCGTCGGAGTCGAACCGATGCCGTCCGTGGATTCCGAACGCCCCTTTGACTGTTGGAGCATGACCTGAACATGCTGGCGGCCGGTGGCGCGACCGACGGCGATGGAAGCCGTCAGGCATACTTGAAAGGGTTGCAAACACCGGAGTGCCTGCGTGGTTGATAGAGAGAGAAGAGAGTGGAATCCGTGGACGGGCGAACCGTCGCCCAGCCAAATGCGCCGACAGTGCATGTACGGCAGAGAGATGGTCGGCGCGTGGATAATAATCGATATTCAGTTATGGTCCCCGCCAGCCGACATGAGTGAACGTGGATGTCCGCGAAAACATCCCAGATTTGGTTTGTTTCGTTGGACTGTCGGCTGGTGGGAAGTCTTTAGTCGCGTGGCGCGAATCTGACGATCAGCCACAATGCGGTGGCGATGTACACGCCTTCCACCATGAGCGCGGCGGTGGTGCTGCCGCCATGCCATGTGAGCATGATGGTCAGGCTGGAGATGAGGCCGATGCTGACGATGGCGAAGAGGATGCGGCGGCGCGTGTAGTTCGGCTTCTTCCGCTTCTTCATTGCTTGCATGTCTTCAAGCCAGTAATCATGGTCAGTCATCGTTACCGTCTCCCGTGTTCACTCGCTTTAACGGGAAAGCTTCAGGCGGGAGCGTTTCGCAGACAGTCGGCCACTTCACATACGGTCTATTGCCATTCCAGATGGGATTAACCGAGTCATCCCATGTGCGCGCCGACCAGTCATCATCGATGTCCTTAAGCAGGAGCCGACCATCATTCGCGGTGACATAGAAGCCCCGCTCCTTCGGCTCTTCGGGCAGTAGTTTTTCTTCCGGCTGGTCGAGTTGGAAGAGCTGGTCGAGCAGATTGTCGGTTTTCTCTTCGTCGTGTTCCTTGTATGCTTCGATGAGGTTCGCGAGGATTTGTTCTCGCTGTTGGAAGATGTTCATTTCTTGTCCTTCTTCTGGTTGAGTTCTTTGAGTGTTCGTCCGATTTCGCGGCGGAGGTTCATGAGGTCGGTTTTGTTGAGCATGTGTTCCTGGTATCCGCCTGCCATGTCGAATCTGAGTCCGATGAGGCAGCTGTGGTCACTGCTGTGCGTGCCGTCCTCGATGATTCGCAGTTCGAATGACTGGCTCATCGCATGTTCCCTAGGTCGTCGTTGAGCGTGTAGGCGAAGTTGTCGAGGGTGCTTTCAGGGATGTCCGCAAGGACTTCCTCACCGTCCGCGTGGAGCTCGATGAGTTGGCCGCTCTTGTCTTCCTGGATGCGGATGGCGTAGCCGGTGGTGCCGATGAGTTCGATTCGTGGTTTCATGGTTTTCCTCGATTCCGGTGGTTTCGGCGGGTTAAGCAACTGGCTCATTTCGGTTTCCTTAGGCTTTGAATTGTTTGATACTGTCAATCGGCTGGATGAGGAGCATGACGAGGTTTTCTGGTTCCATGTCGAGCATGGATGCCGCTTTTTCGATTTCGTCTGTCGAGAGTGGCGTGCGGCCTTTGAGCCTGTTGTTTACGGCTCTGATTTCGAGGTCCCATGCTTTCGCTAGGTCTTTCGGTGTCTTGTCGTGTCTTGCGAGTTCCGCTTTGAGGTTTCTGCTGGCTGTTTCCGTCAGACCGGCCATTCATCCTCCTCGATTCCCTGCTTGGTGAGGCAGGCGCGCCAGTCATGCCAGCCGGGGCCGCGCATGTGGCCGCACGGGTAGTGGTCGGGGGTCTTGGTCTTCTTCGTGCTCAACATCTCGGTTTTCCTTTCGACGGTTTTTAATATACGTAATTACGAAGTTTCTTGTATTCGTAATTACGTAGTCTTCACGATTTATGCACATATGACTACGCAATTAGCTATAATTTGAAGCATGGGAAGAAAAGCACAGGAGGTCACGCATTTCGCCAAGCAGGTCATGGACGAATGCGTCAGGCTCCAAAAGCAAAGCGGCATGACCATCAAGGAATTCGCCAAGGCCTGTGGCTTCGGCGAGGTCTATTGGTACACGAGGGCAAATTACAGCCTCCCGCTCAATCTGAGTGACCTTGAGCGCATTAGCGAAGTGACCGGCGTATCCATCGGAGACATCGTGATGGACTCCAAGCGCCATGCCGTCGAAGCCGCCGAGAGGAAAGCGCAGGCAGGCGGTTATGGTCTTGCCGCCTATAACGCTCAGGGCAAGCAGGAGGCCATTAATGGAGAGGCTGGGCCGGATTACGACGAGCCTGCCTGACCTGCCGATCAGCCGCGACATGACCTACGGTGCCATGCGCCGCGCGATTGTCGGACTGCCTGTCACCGTGTCCAGCGCCATCCTGCCGGACGGACTATGGGGCTGCTACGACGCCTCCACAGACGTAATCCTCATCGACCGGCGACTCACGTATACCGCGAAAAGATGCGTGCTCACGCATGAGCTGCTGCACTGGAAGCATGGCGACACCGGTTGTTCGAACGATCGTTCGAAGCAGGAGCGACGGGCGCGAACGCAGACCGCCCTCACGCTCGTCGATCCTGCTGAGCTTGCATTGCTCGAACACATGTACGACGATGACCTATGGTCGATAGCAGACGAGCTGAACGTGACCATGCAGGTGCTTGCGGACTACCAAGCCACGCTCAACGTCTCACCTAACGGACGAATCACCTTTAGCGATACCAAAGAAAAGGTTTTCAATGCGTAAAAAAATCATTGCCATCACAGCTGCGACGCTTCTCCTGGCGACGGCCTGTAGCTGCGGAAGCCAGCAGGAGCCGGATTCCACGACGGCCAAGACGCCGGGCGTCAGCACGCAGCAGTCGAAGCCACAACAACAGGAAGACGAGAAGACGGCGCAGAGCTTTGTGGACGAGTTCAACGCGAACTCCTCGACGCAGATAACCGACGTCGAGAAATTCACGCCGAGCGATTCGACCGGCCCCTATTATCGGACGGAGTATCGCACCGGCGCTTTCTCCGACGCGGACGCTCTCCACGGGAGACTGGGCCAATCGTCAGTGGACGTGCTGGTCTACGGGGCAGTGCTCGGATACGGGGAGAACGATATGATCCGCGTCTACGTCGATGGGCCACATGATGAGATCGACAGCGTATTCCCCATCATGGCGAAGATTCTTGACCCGTCGCTTTCCGATCAGGACATCCAAAGTCAGATGGCGAAGGAGTATCCGTCCAACGATCTGCTTTACGCCGATACGCATGAGTTGATCGAGCGGGCTTATGTCGATGGCGATCATGCGTTTCTCGATGCAAAAATCGGCTAGGCGCTCTTGAAAAGAATGTACAGATGATTCCGTGCCAACATGATGAACTCGACATAACGACACAAGTCCTCGGAGACTTCCGGCAAGTCATGGCCGAGCATGTCTGCATCGTCTGACCTGTAGAATCAAGGAAAGAAGAAGGGAGTAACCATGGTAAAGCGACCACAGCCCGCACCCGGCGCGATCTATGAGTGCGATAGGCTTGATGACCCGATGTTTCTGGCGATTCGTCTGTATATGAACCGGCTGGAATTGGACAGGGGCACCACGTATCTGCACCGGTATAAGAAGACCGAAGCTTACAAGGTGTCTGATTTGCAGGGCGTGACGATCAAGAAGCGTACCGTCACGTGGAGGTACAGTGCGTTGCGCTCCTTGCCCCTGAAATTCAAGAAGGCCGAGGACGCGCAGGAATTCTACAATGCGGTGAACAGCCTCTGAAACGAACGAAGCCCCACTATTGTGGGGCTTTTATATTGCCTTATAAGTCTTTATAAAGCTTATATTTGCTTCAGGCGCTCGAATACCTGTGCCGTCTGTGCGGCATCGTCGGCGGCCCTATGACGCTCGGTCTTGGCGATGCCGAAATAGCGGATGAGGTCGAGCAGCCTATGGCGGTCAAGCTGCGGCAGGAGTGTCTGAGAGATTTCCAAAGTGTCGTAGAAGCTGACGTCCGGCATTCCGGCACCGACCCTCTGCGCTTCCCTCGCGATCACTGGAATGTCGAAGCGCCGGATATTGTGGCCTATCCAAGTGTCACGCCCACAGAAAGCGTAGAATCTGGGCAATGCCTTGTCGATGGTGGGCTGGTGCCGCACGTCCCGATCGGTGATGCCGGTGATCTGCGTGACCTTGGCTGGTATCGGAATCTGCGGGTTGACGAGCTGGCTGTATGACGCTACCTTGCGTCCGCGCCTGATTCTCACGGCTCCCAGCTCGATGATTCGAGCGTTTCTGCCTAATCCCGTGGTCTCGATGTCGATGGCCACGTAATCATCCTCCACGCCATCATTCGTATCGACATGAGTGATTGGTGCCGTTTCCACTGTCGGAGCGTCTGAGCTGGCTTCCGGCGATGATTCAGGCGCATTCGTCGCTTGATGCTTATGGCGTGGCTCCGGCTTGAGGAAGAGATGCATGAAGAACCATGCGAGGAAGGCGAAGAGCAGGTCTGTCAAAATGCTGGCCAACAAAGCATTATGGCCTGTGATTGTGAGATAGATTCCATAAATCGTCTCCACGGCGCAGAACACCGACATGGCGAGGTAAATCAGTTTCTTCATTGCTTCCCCTTCTTTCTCCTTGCTTCAAGCTACCGCAGATGGGGATTGGACGTGCCGATTCTTTCTTTCTTCGGCACACTGCGCCTATTGAAAAAGAATGTTAGAGATTGTATATGTATTGTTTGTTTATACATTAAAACGCAGTGTTAGATTTAACCAAATCTAACAGACGCTTGTTTTTAATCTATAGTGTGTGTTATAGTTCATATCGGCAAAAGGAAAAAGCCCCCGAAGCTGGTCTGGAGCTCCGAGGGCAAACGGAAAACCTAGCATGATTCTCCATGCACCATTCTAAGGCAAGGCATGGAGGGGAAGAGATGGAACCGATGGGCTACCGGAACACCAAGATGGTCGAGGAACTGGCGGCGCAAGGACGAATCACCACCAAGCGCAGCGAATCGCAGAGCTTCGACCCGATGCAATTCACCTTGCTCTACAAGATGGCGTCCAGCACCTATGACTGGCCGCTGGACGCCGCAGCGGCAAAGAACGGGGCGCTCCCCCGCACCTACAAGCACGGATGGCTGGCGATGGCCCGCGACCTCGGCATGACGCTCCCCGATGCCTTGGATGAGATCGAGGTCATCGGCGACGAGCCACGTGCCCCGAAGAAGGAGCTCAAGGCCATGCAGCGGTTGAGCCTCACCGCCAAGAAACTCGAAGCAGCCGGACTTATCAAATGCCTGCGCAAAGGTAGCCCGCAGAAGCGCAATAACGCCATCTGGCTGCTGACTATCGGCACGCCGGACGAAAACGCCGAGGTTGAAGCCTACGTGCGCCAACGCCTACGCCTCTGA